TGTGGGACAAATTCTACGAGATGACTGCGAAACGTGGCGAAATATGGTCCGCCAGTATCAAACAGATGCCTGATTAGCAGTGCATCGGGTTCTCCGTTATGGTTGGGGACTAGTTTCCCCTCCCATACTACGGGGTCACCCGGCTCAACGTGTATATTCTCGTCTATCGCTATGTAGATGTAGTACCTAATCATCCCGTTGATTATACACCTCCCCCTGAGTCACGTCCCGACCGGCTAGACTGCCTAGTGACTTGAGTATATCAAGTATTGGTGTCGTTTACCCCGGTTTTCGGGCTATTCCTTACAGACTCACGGCCATAAGGCAGGAAATTCGTACTCGCATTGGTTCAGGGGAGGTACCACACCACCAATGGTCATCGCAATGACTCCATTTTCGTTAGTCTTTGTAACCCGCAGGTAGTCGGTGGCTAACCACACACCGGCTCATTTTCCAAGATGGGGGCATTAACCGCAATGAGCAAAGGTAGAAAAGTGGGGTGAAGAGCGGTTGGCGTGCCCTTCACCCCTGTCCCTTGTCGGAGACAACATGGACTTTTGAATGTACCACAGATTTTAAGGCTAACAAAGTATTTCCGAAAATTTTTTTGGAGATAGCCCGATTCACCCTATAATCCAGAGGTACTTTTTTGAAAGGGATAACATGAGAGAGTGGACACGACAAGAAATAGACAGTGCTATAGCAATGCGTAAAGAGGGTATGCCTCTTGCGGATATCGGCCAGAGGCTTGGTCGTTCTGAAAGCAGTATCGGTAGCAAGATAAGGTATGAGCAGAAATATAAGAACGAACCTAGGAAAGGCAGTGAGAGCACTTCGTCTAACCTGGAGGAGGCTAGTTATTCGTTCGAGAACGCTGCACTGAAGCACCAGCTCAAGGAAATGGCTGGGAAGTTGGAAGAGATAAAGGGTACGGTCACCATAGAAGAAGAGTGGGCCGACGACTTCGATGGGCCGAGTGAGTGGGCTAGGGCGGAGAAAAAGGGTGTCAACAACATCCGAAAGGCTCAAAAGCGAGGTAAATTCAATGTTTCCTTCGATTCCGGACCTATTGCGATATCAGTCATCAGTGACCAGCATATCGCCCCTAATACTGCTTGTGACTTCGTGAGAATGAAGGAAGATGCCGAATTAATCCGTGATACCCCCGGATTCTACGCAGTATTCGGCGGAGATGGGGTCGATAACCATATTAAGCACCGAAGTGCCATGATTGGTAGCCGAACCAACCCAGATGAGCAGTGGAGGCTCTTTGATTACTACCTTCAGCTCTTTGGAGACAAGATATTGGCCGTGATATCGGGTAATCACGACGCATGGACTGCACAAATCGGGGGTGTTGACTACTTATCCAAGTTAGCCGAGAAGAATAAGATTTGTTATGCCCCGGCCGAGGCGCGATTAAACATCAATGTTGCAGGTCAGGAGTATAAGATGGTGGTTCGCCACCAGACCGGGAGGTTCAACTCCAGTCTCAACCAGACTCACGCAGTCAAAAGGTATTATGAGTACGGTGAGGACACATTCGACATAGGTGTTATTGGTCATCACCATGAAGCCGCAGTTGAAATGTTTATTCGCCACGGTCTCAAGAGATATGCCGCAAGACCCGGTTCATATCAAATAAGCAGTCCTTATTCACACCAATATGGTTTTGCTAATGCGATACCCACCTGTCCGACGTTTATTTTGTTTCCAAAAGAACGTAGAATGATAGGGTTCGCAGATGTAAGAGATGCGGTATGGGCATGGAACCGAGGAGTGATAGATGAGTAATCCAGAAGACATTATACGAAAATCCATGGGAGAAACGTCCAAATCCTCCGGAACAAAATACGGTAAATCAGCGTGCTGCAAAAAAGGCCAGACATGTCCAAAATGCGCGCCTAAGCTACGGAAAAAATGACGTTAATAGCTAACTGCGAAAGTTTTTGCAGATGAATCCAGAATCGATAATAAGAGCCAGTTTGAAAAGCCAGCGGGTTGATGATAATACCCATATGATGCTGGTCGATAGGAAGACTGGCAAAATCGTAAAAAAGTATGGCCCCGGTGACGGAGACATACAGCGAGCATTAGATGACTACCGCTCAAGAAAGAGTAGTCACAGTTTAGTTTACACAGATGGCCGAGAAGTATCGGAGGAGTAACCATGCAAGGTGCATTTGACCACTATAACCCCAATGCGATTAAAAACGAGTGGGGTCGCAACATGCAACAGGATGACATGATGCGAGAGCAAGAGAATGAGCGCAATAAAGGGCGAAGAATGATTGCCCACCTACTAGCGAATCTTCTCGGGGGCGGAAGCCCTACCGGAGAACAAATGGAAGCACTTCTTCCTGGTAGTGAACAGCATCAACTAATGAACATGCTGGGTCCCGGAAAGCAAGAGTTCCCCGGCGAAACTAATGTTCGAGACAGACTCTTCAAAAACATTTAGTAAACGCTTGACGAAAGCTACCGACTTCGGTAAGCTAAATAGTGTTGGAAGTCTGTTTTTACAACAGGTTTTAGAGAAGGCCAGTCGATGGGGGCGTTGACTGGCCTTCCTCTTCGCTCCCTGATTACCGATAAAGGTAACCCGATGACATTCAAGGAAGATTTATTAATCGGCAAGGATGCCGAACTTTTAGTCCAATCTATTCAGCGCCGTTGCGGCTGGCCCGAGACAGAGCTTAATACCGGGCCGAACTTAAAGGCATATGACCTCCGTAACCGAGACTTTTTATCAGAAGTCAAAGTGGACGTAATGTCAGCGAAAACGGGAAACATTTTCTTCGAAGAGTCTTATCGAGGCGAGCCTAGTGGTTTCGAAGCAACCGAATCACATGTTTGGTTCGAGGTCATTCCAAATGAAGGCATATTTGCCTTTTCTACTAAACACTTGAAGCAACACATATACAGAGACTACCACACTCATGGTACTCAAAGACCGCACTGTGGGGATGGGGGCATGTCGAGTGGGGTGACTTTTAAGAAAGAGTGGGTGGAAGAGTTGTTCTGGCGCATAGCTAATCCAGATGGTTTGTACGACCTAGAGTGGGCGAGGGAAGTAATTGAGTGGCAGCGAGGGCTAGTCTAAAGTTCCGTAAAAAACTCTTTTGGGGTCAATTACTGTTCCCCTACCGGTAGTGTTTCGTATACCATACATGTACTGGAGAAAAAATATGCGGATGCACTTCATTAAACCCCACCAAAAAAACCGTGTTATGGTTCGCTGCCGAGTATTGCTCATGGATGATGCAATGTCGATTCGGGAGGTTATCATTAATCGTGGTTATCTTCAGGTGGGCATTGTGAAATTTTTGCTCCATCAACTGTTCTGGTGGAAAAAGCCACGTCGGACGAAAGGCGAAATTCAGGACAGCGACACCTTGGACAAATAAAGTCGGGGTGTGTATACATATGGTTACAACGGTTGCAATGTTTTTGCATGGAATAGACCTAAAACCAAACTTGAAGGAATAGGAAATGGCGTCAGACATTACGGAAACACAGGACATGGATGTTCAGGACAGTGGTTACTCAGAAAACCCGTCCGACTTTACAGGCGACTCTGGTTACGATGGTCAGGTCACATCAGAGTCCACTTACACCGAATCATACAATCCCAGCCTATCAGAACAAGTTCAGTCGCTGGGATTTTCTAATGTTCAGGACGACCAAGATGCACGCTATAGACTGCTAGAGTCATACCAGCAACTTCAAGACCAGAATAATCAGTGGGCCCAATATTACAATCAAACAGCCCAAAGCCTAAACCAATATCAAGAGCAGGCTCAGCAATGGCAGCAGCTCCAGCAATCACAACAGTGGCAGCAGTATCAGCAATGGCAGCAGCAACAACAGCCTCAACAGCAGGCTCAGCAGCAGGCTCAGCCAGAAGAGCCACAGCACTGGTGGGCGCCACCGCAAGTAGACCTAGATGAGGCCGCTAAATATCGTGTTCAGCAGGTAAATCCCGAAACTGGACAAATTGAAACAGTGTGGGCTCATGGTACCCCACAAGAGATTATCAATGGTTCTCAGGAATATACATCATACCTAGAGAACTGGGCCGATGGTATTGTGAGGCGACCAAATGAGGTTCTGCCTAGTATCATTGAGCAAGAGTTTGATAAACTATTTGCAAGCCGTTACGGTGCTTTAGTTGAATACAACAATAACTATTTTCAGCAGCAACAACAGCAGCAAACGGTACAAGACATTAATAGTCGTAATGCAGACTGGGTTTACCAAAAAGACCCACGAACTAACGACTTTGTGCGTGATGCTAGTGGCCAGCAGGTTTTAACACCTCAAGGTCAGGCAGTAACGCAGTATGTAAACTACTTTCGTGGCATTGGGGTAGAAGACCCAAGCGCGTTGTGGGACCTTGCAACACGGATGTATGCAGGTGATATTTCGAGTGCTCAGTTGCAACAGCATCAGCAGCAATCGGAAGCAGCTCAAGCGGCTGCACAAAGGAATGTGCAATATCAACAACCAGATCCGGCACCAGCCCCGGCACCAGTGCAACCTGCACAGTATGCCGAGTCAATTGCCCCAGCAGGCGGTAGTCTTGCATTTTCTGAGGACCCAATTTCCCGTAGTCAGAATCCGCACATAAGTGCGGGTGAAAAGTTGCGTCAGCAAGGGCTGACGGACGGTTTGTTTTAGGGTTTTTTAAGAAGGGGTACAGAAAGTGGCTTATAAAGGCTTCAATCCTGTAGCGTTCAGTCGAACCGCAGCTACCACCCTGGCAAAGCACATCCGTGAAGTTGAAGAGGCAATGCTCCGCAACTATCAGATGGGTGCTCTGTTAGAGTCAGCCGGTCGAGTGAATTACAACAACAGCGGTGAAGGTTTTGACTGGCCGGTACAATACCGTCTACATAAAGTAGAAGGTAATACTGGCGAAACACAGCGAAACTTCGCTCGTCGTAACTTATGGAAAACGGCAAACATGGAATACCGTGGCTACCAAGCAACGGACTCTATGTATTACCGTGAATTCCGCAGTAACCGAGGACCAGAAGGAGTCGTCAAAGTTTTCGAAAACTTTGTTGAACGTCTGGAAACCTCAATTACTCAAGTTCTTGGAACCGAGTATTATATTGATGGTTCCGCAACTGGTAACGAACAATCTTGGCATGGCCTAGAATCTATGTTCGGTACTAACGGTACTTTGAATGTTAGCGCTGGTACTCAGCGTAGTGCTAATGCAGCAGACCCTCTCGGTTTTGCTAACAGCACTTACGCTGGCTTATCGTGTCAGTTAGCCAACTATGGTGGCGAAAATGAGTCTGGAGTCATTTGGCCGAACGGTGTAGCCGATTCGGAGTATGACTTCTGGACACCTATTATTACTAACTACACCTCGACTTACTTCGATGGTACAGCAGATACTTTTGCTAAGCAGGGTGATGAAGCGATGCGTTTCTCCATCATTCACGCTCAGCGCAATACAAGTAAGAATGGGCAGATTACTAATGTCTTCCTAGCTCGTGACTTGTATACTAGCCTGCTGAATCTTATCGACGACAAAGAACGAATTAATATCTCGAGCGAGCACAGTTTGCGAGCACTTGGATTTAAGAATGTTCTCAATTTCGATGGTGTTGAAGTATCTTGGGAAAGTGGTGTACCGAATGGCGTAGGCTATGGTATGAACTACGATAACATTGAACTGAAATCTATGGATGATTCTCTCCTTCGTTCTGAAGGTCCTGAGTATGATATTCATAGCCAGAGCTTCAATGCAGTAGTTTCTACTCTGTCTAACCTGAAGTTCAGCAGCCCACGAAACTTCTTCAAACTTGTTTCATTGGCTTAGTCCCTTTTAAGGAAGGATAGAAAAGATGATTTACGTTGACCCTCCTTTTGATTTGGGTGATACACTCAAGGGGACAGACGATGACGGCAACCTTATCAATAAACATTGGGAAGGTGCCATTTTCGAATTCCCCGATTTCGACCGTACCGGGTCTGGTATCCGAAGCGGTAAAACTAGACGCAGTGGACAAAGTATTCGTGCTGTAGCAGTGCGTAATACCTCTGGCGGTGCTTTAACCGTTCAGAGCCTGTGCCTAAAGTTTGACCTAACTCCGACTACATCTGTTACCTCACAAGCAACAGCAAATACTGCTGGCCGAGAAATTATCGGTCGTGTTGATGCTGTATCTGGTGGTGCTAATCTGTGGTGCGGAATTGGCGATGACCAACTAACTGACACAGTTGCTGCAAATGACTTGTTTTGGCTAGTTGTTGGCGGTCCTGTTCTTGCTAAGATTAAGGCTAGTGCAACTATCACTTTCGGTGATGTACTGGTTTCCGCTGCTAGTGGATATCTTGGTGAAGTAGCTTCCGGTAGTGATGCAGCAGTTCTTGCTGAAGCAGTAAATGTTATTGGTCGTGCACTCCAGAAATCGGATGCTACGAACTTTGACGGAACAGCATCCTCCGGTGGAGACAGTATTTTAATTCAGGCTTGCGTCAATATTTAATCGGTTTACCGATGACGTAACCTGCTTACAATACGGGTTTTGGGTACGCCGTCGGGTTTTCGGACTCGGCGGCGTTTCCTTTTTAGGACACAGTAATGGAAAACGAAGAGCACGTACTAGCAGTAGCATCTAAGGAATGTTCTAAATGCTATGTTCAGTTCCCGTTGAACGAAGAATACTTCCATAAGGACAAGTCTAAGCCAGATGGCTACAAAAGAATCTGCAAGATGTGTCGTAAGGAAGAGCGGGAGGAGCGTGAAAATCGAGCTATAGATGAACGTATTAAAGCGTTAGAAGCAGAAGGTATTAAGGTATTAGATGTCCTTGCCAGCCGAGGGAGCTCTATTCCTCACATGGCAGAAACCTTTCAAAGAATCATAGACGTGTTTGGGGGCTCCGGCGGTTTTGCTCAGCACTATTTAGCCAATTACCTAAGCACTCCACCCGGTAGTTCAACACGTCAAAAAATGTTAGACACTGTTATTCGACTAAACATGAAGGTGTCAGAATCAGGTGCAGCACAGAAATCTTTAGAAGAGATTACAGACGAAGAGTTGGATATTGAAATTCAACAAACGGCTAAAGCCCTGCTGTTATACTCAGGGAACAATGGATTGAACGACGAGGAAATGGAGAATTCCGCAGAAGATGACGAAGGAAAAGAAAAACTGGCCTGACGAGCCGGTTCACATACCGCCGGAAGTCACCTACAAGGATGACGCAACCGAGCAACAAAAGCAAGAGATGCGACTTCTCTATGAGGAGAGGGCTCGTCGTAGAATTGAATCCTTGCGTCTTTATGAACCTCTACCTTTTCAAGATAGGTTCCATTCGTGTAATGCCAAAGAAGCGCTTATACAGGCAGGGAACCAAGTAGGTAAATCTTTATGTGCTTTCGTAGAGGATGCACGGGCAGCAACTGGGCAGGACCCGTATGGAAAGTACCCTAAAGAGAATGGGATTATGGTTTGCCTTGGTATGGACGAAGGCCACATTGGAAGAACGATACACAAGTATTTGTTTAGGCAAGGCGCTTTTAAGATTATTAAAGATTTAGAGAGCCACCAATGGCGAGCGTGGAAGCCTTGGATAGAAGAAGATTGGGCTCGCAAAGACGATGCCGAACCCGCACCTCCACTAATTCCAGAGAGGTTCGTTAAAAGATTTGCTTGGAAGAAAAGAGCTCAACATGTGTTTGAGGTTTGTGAACTTACTAATGGCTGGACAATATACGCAATGGGTTCTAAAGGTGAGCCAGCACAGGGGTTTCAAGCTGACTTAGTTCACATTGACGAAGACCTTGAACGACCTGAATGGTACGACGAAATGATTGCTCGTTTGACCATGCGGGATGGAAAACTGCGTTGGTCTGCTCTGCCGCACTCTAAAAACGATGCGTTAGTAAATTTATCAGAACGAGCTGAGGATGAGGAAAAAGATGAGAATCCGTCAACAGTAGTTATACGTGCCACAATATTCGACAACCCCTTCATGCCTGAATCTGTTAAAGCGGAAAATATTAAACGCTGGAAGAAAAAGGGTGAGGATGAGTTTCGTAAGCGTGCGTTAGGTGAGATGATTACCGATACCGTTCTTATGTATCCTACTTTTTCTAAAGACGTTCATAACGCTGTTAGATTTGAAGGTCCACGCCACCCGATTCAGCAAATGTTAACAGACAATCTAGGGGAGCCTTTAGATGGATGGTGTCGTTATATGGTTGTTGACCCCGGTCACAGTATTTGCGCCGTTACTTTCTGGACTATTCCTCCCCCAAGTCTTGGTGATTTTGTTATTTGCTACGACGAGCTTTATTTACAGCAGTGTACAGCGGATAAATTTGCGGACGCCGTTGCCAGAAAAGCCTATGGTAAAACATTCCAAGCGTTCATAATGGATGCTCATGGTGGACGTATTCGAGAAATTGGAAGTGGTGTTCTTCCTCGGATACAGTACAGCAGGCAGTTAGAAGCAAGGGGTGTCTCAAGTGTAGATACTGGGTATGGCTTTCTTCCCGGTAGTGATGATATAAAAGGGCGTGAAATGAAGCTGCGTGACTGGCTTCAAATACAGCCCACAGGTTATCCTAAGATGATGGTTAGCGTTGAAAAATGTCCGAACCTAACAAGAGAGTTTTATAGATTCAAGAAAAAAACAATAAATGGTTTCGTAACAGACGAAGGAAACAGGCGAGGAAACTGTCACGCAATAGAAACCTGCGAATATGCAGCGGCTCATGGGTTAAAATACGTTACACCATCTGCTCCTCCTAAAAGAGAAACCGTAGTGTCTAGAATAATAAAAGCTCGCAAAGAGCGAGAGCAGAAGAGAAGAATAAACAGTAGTTTACGGAGCGGGGGTTCTCGTTCTTACATTAATCTTGGTCCTACGGGAGAATAATTTTATGAGTATCGTACCAACCCAAGAAGAACTTCAGTCATATACAATGCCTGAAGTCGGAATTGGGACACCTGTCACATTCTATTCGAATGGTTTGAAGGAGGGTACGGAGCCACGGATAGGCTTTATTTTGCGTATATCACGCTCTGGCCGAAACGTAGTTATCCGTACCGCTTCAGGTGGTCATCATGAGTCTGTTCGTCACATAGACGACCCTAAATTACAGCTCAACTCAGACCATCGTGAAAACGGTGGATGGGATTTCACAGGATATCACAAGCAAGAGCTTAAAGAGCGTGAAGAAATTAGAGCACGTCTATCGGCATTAGAGTTCTCTGCTACTAAAAACACTGTTCGTCGAAAAAAATCTGCCGATTCAACAACTGAAGAAACTTATGGCAGTTTAAGAAAGCGAGCTTTAGGTCTTGGGATTGAGTTCAAAGGCAATCCTAAGCGACAATGGTTAGAGCAGAAAGTTCAAGAGTTCGAATCAGAAGCCTCAGAAGCTACTGTTTAGTTATAGTTCTTCCCAGCCCGCTTGGTGTTCAGGTGGGCTGGGGTTGTTATATAGAAAGTACCAAACATGGCAACTTGGGAAGAGTCAAAGCATCCTATGTCAGGCATATGCCAGCAATGGATGGAGAAAATCAAACAAGCCAAAAAGCGTAAGCATGAGCATTTTGGTAAGTATGCTGATGAGGCCATGAAGTTTTTCGATGGTGCTCATGACTGGATGTGGAAGGGTGAGTACGCCAAAGCTAGTGGTGGATTCCTAGACAAAGAAGCACAAGGTGCTTTGCCTAATTTCCGAATGACAGTAAACCGTGTGTTCGAGGCGGTGGCTTTATTTGGCCCAGTGCTTTATCACAGGAATCCAGCTATTCAGGTAACACCTCGTATGCTTCCAGAGATTTCTCCCGTAGCTATGGGGATTAATCCTGATGACCCGCAATTAAGTCCTTACTTTGAAACATTTCAGATACAGGATGATTACATAGCGGAAATACGTCGTTCTCACGCTAACATCAAAGAGCATTACCTTAATTGGTTGCAATACGAAACAGATAAGAAAGCCCAATGTCGTCTAGCTATTAACGAAGCAATCATTAAAGGGATGGGTATCTTGTGGACAGAGATGCACCGACCGAAAGGTTCCCCGCATCAATATCCGAAAAGCAGCTTTGTATCAGTAGACGATGTAGTCGTAGACCCAGACGCTGAATACTGGGAGGACGTTACATGGGTGGCTCGTAAGTGTGTTCACCCAGTCTGGAAGGTAGATAGAAAGTATGGTCTAAAGGGCGACTTAAAAGGAAACCTCGAATCCATTAATGCTCAGGGTGAAGTTTACGCTAATGGACGCAAGAAGACTTCGGCGGAGAAACGAAGTGGTCGTACTCATGACCTTATAGAATACTGGGAAGTCTACACTAAATGTGGGTTTGGGGATAAGTTACACCTAACCAATAAAGGAAACGGTGAGAACGAGAAGTACGATTGGAGTAAGTTCGGTGACTTCTGTTACATGGCGATTTCTCCTGACGTGCCATTCCCCCTTAATTGTCCATCAGGGGATTTAGAGAAAAAAGGATTCGACGAAGTGTTCAGTCAGGTTCAGTGGCCAATACCTTTCTGGTGTGATGGTGGCTGGCCATTTAGTCGTTTGCATTTCCACAGCAAGCCAAAGAGCGTATGGCCTATTTCAATGATTAAGCCTGCCATTGGCGAGCTTAGATTTGTCAACTGGTGTATGTCGTTCTTAGCAGACAAGGTAGCTGCCGCTTCGACAACATATGTAGCTATCGCCAAAGCAGCGGGAGCAGAGATACAGGACCAAATTAAGTCAGGTTTAGGTCCGTATACACACATCGAGATTAGCGAAATATTTGGTCGTAGCGTAAATGATGTAGTCTCGTTCTTAGATGCTCCTCAGTTCAATGTAGAAATCTGGAATATGGTTCGCCAGGTTTTAGAGCTGATTGATAAGAGAACTGGGCTAACAGAACTTATCTATGGTTTATCTGGCCCTACTCAAATACGAAGTGCATCTGAAGCAGAGATTCGAAATCAGAACGTGTCTATTCGTCCTGACGATATGAGCAGTCAAGTAGAGGACTGGCTCGGCGTTTGTGCTATGAAAGAGATGGAAGCAGCGGAGTGGGCTTTAAGTGCTGACGATGTGAAGCCTGTGTTAGGTGCTTCGGCAGCTTATATCTGGACGAAACAGATTAAAGCACAAGACTTTGAAGATTTAGTTCGTGATTACACATATCGTGTCGAAGCAGGCTCTGCAAGGAAACCTAATAAAGTTAATCGAGTTCGTCAACTTAATGAGTTTGCCCAGATTGCTATGCCACAGCTTCAGCAATTTGCAGCTCAGGGCAACATGGAACCTTACAACGCATTTATTACGGACTGGGCTAAGGCAAACGATTTAGACCCCAGTCGATACTTAGTTAATCCAGAGCAGAAGCAAGATGAACAGCAAGCTGCAATGCAGCAGCAGCAGATGCAAATGCAGCAGCAGCAGATGCAAATGCAGCAGCAAGCGCAGCAAGCTGACCAGCAAGCTAAGCAAATGCAGCAGCAGCAAGAGGCTCAAAAGCAGCAAACTGAGATGCAGCTTAAACAGCTAGATATGCAGGTCAAGCAACTAGATATTCAATCCAAGCAAGTTGACTTAGAGTCATCAAAACAAAATCTGGAAATAGATAAGCAGAAGAACCAGATGGAACTTGAGTTTATGAAACAAAAGCAAGAGCTTCAACTTGAGGCAAAGAAATCGAAAGATTGAGCAAATGCACGGTAGCGAAGAAATTATTAAGAAGGTCATGGATATTATCAGTAGTATAAATCCAGAAGAAATGACTCAGTATAAAAGCGGAGATGAGCCAGCACCACGAGGTGAGCTTATTCGTCGTTACCATATTAAGCAGGCAGAGCAGGGCCATAGCCCAGCCGAATTTACAGATTACGCAGATAAAGGTTTTGCCGACGCAACGGAGTGCAAACCGCTTATTCGTGCTTTCGGAGAAATTAAGACTCCCGAAGGGACGATTCATATCAAGAAAAGGATTTCGTAATGAGTTATGAGCGTTACAAAAAAGAGTGTGCAGACAAGGGTCAGGCATGTGTAGATTTCTATGACGATTTAATTGCTTCTGGAAATCAGCCCGGATTTGCAGCAATGCTTGCTTTACGTCAGCCACCGGGAACCAAAGGAACGGAGCGAGCTTTTTTAGAAGGCATGACTAGTTGGGCTGATAATATGCACAAGGATAACCGTGATAATATCTTTAAGGCTGCAAAGAAAGCTGGCATTAGCACAGAAGGAAAAATATATAAGGGTGGACTTGGAAAGCCGAGTGACCCAATGGCTTGGATTTCTACGCAGGATGATGTCAGGGAAGTGTGTAAAATAAAAGGATATACGTGCTCTGGAGCAGTAAACTACAAAGCACCAGACCGTGAACCACCTAAGAAGAAGCGTATTGCGAAGGACATTAGAGACCAATATGTTGCTCAGGAACTCGCTAGTAACCCATCGTTAATGGAAAAAGTGAAGAAAAATCCGAAAAGGATTAAAGAAGTGCAGGAAAAGGTAACTGAGAAGCACACTAAAAAGAGATAGCACATTGTCATTTCAAATACCAAGCCGATTAGACCAAAGTCCTTTAATAATGGAATTGTTAAACAATCCCCGTTATAAGGACTCTCCGCACAGTGAAACCGCACAAAATATGGCGATGACACCAGAACAGGCAGTTCGCCATATTATGAGAAACCCATTGAACTTTGCTCCTAACGAGAAGCGAGGTGCTTTGATTTCGAACAACAATGTACGCAAAGAGATGCGTAAACAAAACAACAAAGAAGCAATCATAGGAAAAACAAGGAGATTGTAATGCCTATAGGACCACAAGGAGAGCGTTTGCCTTATCCGGGAGAGCCGGGTTTTCAGGGACCACCGCAAGGCGGGCCACCTGCTCAACCCCCTATGCCCGAAATGGGCGGTGGTATGCCGCCTCAAATGCCAGCACCGAATCCAGCAGTTACTGATTTAGAGACAATCAGGCGGATGAAGGACGCAGAAGTAGCCAAGTTAATGGGCAAGCCTTTACATCAGGCGTTTTCAGCTACTCCTCCAATGACTCCTCCGATGGCACCCCCACCACAAATGCCTCAGCAGGCTCCGCCAATGGGTATGCCACCACAAGGGCCACCACAGCAAGGGCCACCACAACAGGGTCCTCCACAGGGTCCCCCGCAACAGATGCCTCCACAGGGGCCTCCACAGGGGCGACCACAACTACCACCTCGACCTCCAATGATGGGTTAAAACAATGGCAGTAGATGATGGTTTATTAACCTATCACGATGTTTTAGATTACGTGACAGCCCTTACCGATGGCGGTGCACGAACTAAAGACCTTCGGCTTTTCAAGGAAGCAATCCTTGGTGCCTATAGGGATGTTGCGTCTGCTGCTGAGTGGGACTATTACATGACAGAGGGTAGGGTAGACTTAGTAGCCAGCTACTCTACCGGCACCGTGGCGTATGACCACACAGGAGGAGCCAATGAGCTCCAACTAACTCTTTCCGATGGAACTTGGCCAACTTGGGCTAAGCATGGAAGAGTCCGCATTGATGATGTGGTATACCCTGTAAGCGATAGGATTTCCAACAGTATAATTACGCTCGATACATCCCTGAATCCCGGTGCTGACATCTCCGCTGGGACTTCGTATGAGATATATCGAAGCGTATACCCGCTGCCCGGCGACATGTGGCGTTTGTACGACGTTGCTGTGGAAAAGAGTTTTTGGGTTCCGTACTATATAACGCCAACCCAATGGCTCCAGCGGGAGAGATTTGTTCAAAACTCAGGTCAAACCTGGGCTTGGACAATTATGAAGTCCCCCGATGACGAGGGACGTTGGGCTTTGTGGGTGGACCCAAGTCCGAGTACAGCCGAGCCTCTGGGATTTATCTATCGGCGGCGACCCCGCACTTTGCGATGGGCCGGAACAGAGACAGAGGCACGGACGTACACGGCTGGTGGAAGCGCAAGTGCGTCTACCGCAACAACCAGCACAGCTTTGCCTTCCAGTATGGTGGGGTCGATTATTCGATTCGGAACAGCCGCCACTCACCCGACTGGGCTTGCTGGTAATAGCCCTTTTATAGAGCAACATAAAATAAAGTCAATAAGCTCTACGACAGTTACTATAGATGGGACTTTAAGCCAAGCGCACAGTAGTGCGAAGATAGTAGTATCTGACCCTATCGACATGAATGACCAGATGCAGGAAGCATTGAAAGCACAGCTAGAGTATAGGCTCGCAAGATTCTCTAACGACACTAGAGACATGATGACCGCTAAGCAGATAGCAGATGCTGAGCTCCGTAGGGTATTAGAGTCAGAGTCTCGTCACTTTAGCGGAAGAGGAGGCTCTTCTCACTCTCGCTATAATTACATGTTTAGGCACTTAGATGGACAAATAACAACGGACGCATAGTATGCCACGGATATCCAATTTCACAGGTTTAATGACCGACATGGATTCTGGTGATGTTCCACCGGGTTCAGCCACTAGTATGCAGAACGTGAGCACTACCGCTGCCGGTACATTAAAGCCACGTTTAGGTATTCAGCCAGCGACATTCACATCTACTAGCACTATATCTTCATCAAACTACCACACATTTCAGCGCCTGTGCTTCTGTAAGACTCGTAGAGGCGATTTGCTTGCGGTTAATGGGGTAGACAGGGGTTTTCGCTGGGACGGTAAGACAGCCGCTGTAGAGCCTCTAGGAATAACCGCACCAGCAGCAGCTCCAACTATTGTTCGTGCACCATTAAATACTGCTGACAAAGGGAAGGCTATTTCCGGTGTCGCTAATGCTGCTGGTTTGTATCGTGTTACTAGTGCAGCGCATGGGTTAAGTGATGGCGATATTGTTAGAATTGGAAATTTAGTTGCTACTGGCGCTATGGCAAACGACCTGAACGGTCAAAGTTTTACAGTAGCCAACAAAGCAACTGACACGTTCGATTTAGCTGGTACATCTTTTGATGGTTCTTATTCATCGGGTGGAACGTGGTCACAGTCTGGGTATGGTGCTACTGCTGGTGATTATGTCTGTGGGTACAGGTACATAGACAACACAAGCACAGCGATACCCAGTAGTCTCTCGGGCTTAACAACAGTCACTGCATTAGAAAACGATTTCTTTACTTGGTCGTCATTATCTACAACCACCGAAACAAGGGCGCAGTATAAGGTTGAGTTGTATCGCTCGGCAGCAGGTGTCACTAATGTGTTGTATAAAGTGGCAACAATTAGTTACTCAGGCTCGATGTCTTATACCGATGAAGTAGATGATGCAACTCTTAATAACAGTTCTGTCGATGACACGCTATTAATATTAGTCAATCCTCCGGTAAATAATAACTTAGTGGCTCGTAGATTTGAGCCACCCCCGAATGACAGGCCAATCGTTGTTCAGTTTCAAGATAGGTATTTCTACGGCGGTTTAGTGAAGTATAACCGTGGAACAGTAACCACGAACGGGAATACGACCATTAACGGCAGCAGCACAGATTGGGTTAGTACGTTGGCTGGCCGATACATTGAAATTGAGGGAGAAGTTGCGCCTCTATTGATTTCAAGCGCAAGTGCTTCTAGTATCACGACCGCTACAGCGGCTGGAACTAGTGCGTCCGGGAAAAACTACGTTATCCTTCCAGAAGAAACAAAACGCCGTCAGGTTATGTTTAGCGAACCCGATGAACCAGAAAGCGTTCCGGATGTGAACGTGTTTACCGTACAGGAAGTGGGGAATGATGACGACAGTATTATTTCCTTAATGCCTCTAGGGACATCGTTATTTTTGATGGGTAAACGACATAAGTATGGATTTGGATTTTCAAGCAATCCAGCTATAGATGGCTCAGTTCGATATGTTGAAGACCGAGGCGTATTTAATCATTATTGCTGGGACACATTCTCTAACGCAGCTTTCTTGATGGATGACATGGGTCCATACATGTTTAGTGGCGGTAGTCAGGATATTAGTCAGCCAATCAAAGACTTGTGGCGTAAGGATGGAGACGGAGACAAAATAGACTTCACAAAGTCAGATAAGTTTTTTGTTAAATGTGACCGAGCTAAGAATAGGGTTTATTTCTTCGTGTCGTTTGTAGGTGATTCAGAATCGTATCCAACCAGAGCATTGGTTTACAACATTACTAGACAGTCATGGGACCTGTATCATTATCCACAGCAAATAGGTTCGTCAACAAACCTGCAAGAATCCAATGAAACAAAAGTTATTTTTGGCGCTGAAAATTCTAAAGTGTACATTGCTGACAAAGGTAACACCGACATCGTTACCTCGGAAGTCAAAGGTACTTGTACAAGCAGCGGTGGCACTACCCTTACTGATTCCGGAGCCAGCTTTGCTGCTAGCGTTATTGGTGCTTCTGTTTATATTTATGAGGGCACTGGTAAAGGTCAGCGCAGAACTATCAGCAGCAGAACGTCAACTCAATTGACGGTCTCTTCGGCTTGGAGCACAAACCCAGACACGACTAGTAAGTACGTAGTGGGTGCCATCGAATGGAACTGGAAGTCCAACTCTTTCGGTCTTCCTGTAGCAGACCAACGCATTAAACGTGAAGTCGGTCTAAAGTTTAAGCCTACAGACAATGACCAACGTATAGACGTGCGGTTTTACTACAACAATAGTGAGACACCTCTTGAGCATGGAATGTCGCAAGTTCTTGGAGATGCCGTAGAAATACAAGAGACCAACAAATCTGATGTGGTGGTTTACATGGAAGACGACAGGAACGACTTGGAAACATCTTCTGGTCATGAAAAATTTAGATTCGATGGAATGTATAGTAATTCATCACATGGTGACCACAAAGTTTCTGTAGAACTGCGAGGGTATTCTGCTAACGAACAGCAAGAAATACAGCGGATAGACATAGAAGGGGTGGAGGGTTAAGTTGTACGCAAAACAAAGCGCACACTTCGACCGGCTTTTAGAGACCGGGTTGTCGGAGCAAGCCGTTCAGATTTTCAGGGATATTTTTGCTAATCCCCAAGTGGAGCTCCATCACGAAGGGTTGATAAATATTACCGGAAATGTAGTCGGCCCTAAAATTCAATCAGGCAGATGGGGTGTAGCTCAACATAATTGGGATTACAACCCCGACTCTAGTACATATCCGAGTGCAGGTGGAAAGATGGGCTATGTCGTTTGCAAGCCAGCAGATGACATGAATGGAACAGGCACTACAGGCCGCAGTGACATAAGCGTGTATTTACCTACCGCACCCGGCCAAGACCCTAATATTATAGCTGGAGATGTTATATTGTTTTTTGAAACTCCGGGCGGAACTTTAATAGCACCCGGTTATGGAGATTTACGTGTCGGTACCGTTAGGGCAGATGTCACGGGAGACTCTGAGTCTAAAGGTTGGAAAGCCATGAATAGTACCGAAAACGGAAAAGCGAACGGTGGGTCTGGGATAGACTTACGAGATAAGTTTTTGAGACAATGGAGTTCCAGTGGAGATGCCGGTACTAGTGGTGGAAGTGCTGCAACGCAACCTA